AAAAGGACTTTAAAATATAGACGATATGGAAACAACGAAGAATGAAAGTAGTGCCTTGCGAATGATTATGACAATGGCATGGCAATTCGTAAAAAGAAACGGCTACAACCTCTCGAAAGCGTTAAAATGCGCGTGGGCAAATTACCGCCTCCAACAGTCGATGAAGATTCGGATCGTCCGTTTCCATTTCCGCAAGGTAGACGGGACGATAAGAGAGGCGTTCGGGACATTACAGGATTCTATCGTACCGACCTCAAAAGAAAGTACAAGAACTCGTAAAAGTAGCGACGAAGTGCAAGTGTACTTCGATACGGAGAAAAGCGAATACAGGAGCTTTAAAATGGCTAATTTGATAAGTATTGCGTAACCACCACTTAACACACAATACCAAAAACCGGAAAAAGGGGCAACGGGCGAAAGCCCGCCCCCTTTTTTTGTAGCCATTCCTATAACACCGGGAGCGGCTTTTTTATTAATTCACAGAATTATGTTGTAAGATGTTTTGAAACTTGTATATTTGCCTAATGAGAGTAGCATAACATTAAAAATGTTTCTTATGATATACCGAATAAAAATCTCACAGACCATATCCCGTACTATCGCGATAGAGGCTGCTTCACCGACCGATGCACTCAGAATGGCAAAAAATAAGTTTTCTGATGGAGCTCTTGGGGCGTGCAAAGTGGAAGAATGCTATGCGCAAATCATAGGAAAAGAAAAGACAGACTCGTCATTATGCGCAACTATGGGGTAATAAACGTCCGATAATTGGAAATAGGAGTTGGCTAATAACTGGCTTCTTTCCCTTTCAAATATTCAATAATTCTTTTTATATCATTATCCTTATATCGATTAATTTCCAAAAGGTCATATACAAGCCACAAAAAAGAAGCGACAAAAAGTATTATAAAAATAGCTCGCCAAGTTTCCCCACTGAACCAGAATACATCACGAAATGTCGCTGTTAAATTTGTTACCAACAGCGAGAGACACAATGCCAAAGTTTTTTTCCAACTGTGTTTCTTTTTAACTATTGCTTCATGTTGTTGAAATGCAAGATTCAACTTATCTTCTGTCGTTGCTATAATATCTGAATTAACATTCCAATACACGGGCATATTCACATTCTTCCGAATACCTTCTTTATCTCCCATGAGCCTTTTACTTTGCTTCTTCGTTGTTATCATGCTTAATAGGAGGTAAAAAACCAAGACTACCAACTGAATGAAAGCTTATATATCCACAATGCTTACATACAATACCAACCATAGGAACAGTGTTCTTTCCGAATATTATTTCTCCTACTTTTTCTTGAATGGCTGGTAAAAAAAAACCGTTTACAATCGAAAACTCCCCATGTTGGCACATAGGGCATTTTACCGAACCAATCCTTTCGTTTAACGTATTTACTAATTTGTCGCTTAATATATTGAATGATAGGTTGTTTTCTTTATTTTTTGGTTGATCCATAATACTACTTTATTTTAAATTTTATAAGAAGGCTTCCCAATCTTTTCAAGCTTTTTCTTTGCCTCCTCACGTATTGCAGCGAACTTGTCGGAAATTCCGACAAGTTGAAATTTCGTCTAACTCTTGCTCTTCGTAGATATGCTTTATATGCCCTACGACATTCGTTCGTGAGGTCAGATACAGTTCTGCCATCCATTGCTTGAATGGTTCGGCTTTGGGCGAAGGTACAGACTGTATGATACGGAAAAGTTGTTCCGTTTCGGCTACGTCGGTAAGGCGCATCTTTCCGTCAGTTGCACGGAGTTTCAAGGTACTACAAATTGTAGTAAGTTCAAGTCCTTCTTTTTTGATACGCGATTTCAATACACTCCAATATCGTTTAGGGTCCGGACTGTCTGTAAGTATGTCAATCACATCGACTACGGAGAAATACCATTTCTCTTGCTCGTCGTCCCAGACGGTGCGTACTTTCTTGTCATTAAATAGTTTCAGCGATTCTTTCTTTGTCATGGTTTGTTTTTTTTCTTTCCTCTATTTGAGATTATACAAATATTCATAGGGCTATAAAAATTTATTCAAACCATTAATCTCGGAGGTAGTCTGCGGCACTATGGTAAAATACATATTGTTTAAATATTATCCAATGCTTCCTTTAAATACGATGGATCCGATAATGTGAATTTATATTCGCTTATTATCCTTGATTTTGTAGTAGTTGCAATAAATTTTATAGATCCACCTTTATCCAAAAAATTTATTAGTTCTTTATCTCCGCTGAGTACGATGATATACCCATGATCATTATTATAGGCGCGAAATTCTATTTCTTTACCATCACTTCTTCTTGCTTTGAAATTAATATACCCCTCTCCCTTTATAGGATGATTGCTATTATATTCATAAAGTTGTATTCTTATTGAATTTTTATCTATTACAAATTCAACCCCTAAATCGGAATTTGTTGTAGCGGAATTGCTGAATACACCAGAAGTCCGAGTATAAACATACCCTTTTTTTGTTGGCTCCCCGAAATCATCGACATAATAATGAGTTTGCCAAATACCGAACTTTTTGTTTTTGAGATCGAGTATTTGAATCTCGCCATATTTTTCTTTGTATTTATTCAATTGACCATTTAATGAATCGATTTTTTCTTGCATAATCCTTTCCATATTTTGCATGTCTGCAATTTTTGTTTTCATTCTTTCTAATTGTGGATCAGGATTGCTTGTACAGCTTGTGAGTAGAATTGCTATAAGCAATAATATGTATTTCGTAAGTTCTATTCTTTCCGATATTTGTTTTATAGAATCTTTGAAGTCCATGATATTATTTTTTTAGGTTTGTTTGTTGCTTATTTTGATAAAATATTTTATTTTCGATATGAATTTACTATATTGTGAAATATTTTTATGCGATATATTTATTTTTTATTATGTTCATTTTTTAATATAGATATTGTTTCGTCTTTGGCTGCGATAATTTTTTCAAGTGATGAAATTTCTCGTTTTTTAGACTCCAACTCAACCATCATCGCATGAAGTTGCTCTTTCAGATCCAACAGCTCTTGTAGACTATGGTTAGAGGTGTATGTCTCGACCGTTCCGTCTGGCTTAATAATTTTTACAGACTCGGCTTTCGGAGCATCTACATTAATTGAATGACCATTGATATTACCTATTACGTTCCTAACAGACGCATTGTCTGTTACATTTACATTATTCGTATAATTATTCCTCATCATTTCTCCCTCCTCTTTTAAAAGCCAATCTATATTAAATATATTGTCAAACGCTTTATTAAAACGGCTTAAAAATTTCTCGGTAAGCACTTTTTCCGCGCCTTTCAATGCCGCCGAAACATTAGGTTCTGTTGAACCCATTCTTTCAGCAACATCTTTTTGTTTGTGTATAAGTCCTTTACTTTTTAAATAATCGAAAGCCATTTTAAAACGTTCTTGCTTACTCATCTTCTTATAGTTATTATTAAAAAATATTAAAGCCCGAATAATTCTTATTATAAATACGTATTATAATAAGTTTTCTTATTATATTTGCATCGTAGTCTTAAATGAAAACACAATCGAGTTTTAAACGACTACGGGTAATTGCCAAAAGTAAAAAAATAAAAAATAAAAAGCAAGGGTTAATGAGAAAAGTAAAATACATATCTGTATCACCGCAGCAGAAGAAAGAAATATCATTAGAAATAGGCTGCTGTTTACAAGCTGTTTATAATGCCCTAAACTATAAAACCGACGGAGAATTAGCCGATCGTGTTCGTACTCTCGCCATGAAAAAAGGCGGATTTATAGCTTATAAGAATGTGTGATTAAAACCAACCAGCCATGTCAAAGGGACTTGTAACCATCGATCAAAAAGCGGCGAGATCCATTGCCATAGAGCTGTTTGCGCTTATGCGAAAAGAGTTGATGCGCATCGACGTGGCAGCCATAATGCCCGACGAATACCTCAACCTCAAAGAGGCAGCCGCTTTTCTTGGTTGTTCGGAAACCACGCTTTATAAGAAAGCAAAGAAAGGTGAAGTACCCGGAGCAAAAGCCGGCGGGTCATGGCGTTTCCCTCGCAGAGATCTCGAAAAGTATATGCGCCGCGAGCCTTTACACTAAGTCCCGCATATATCAGGTGATAAGTATTCAAGGGAAACATTACGTCATCGCGACGTAAAGAGGCCGGTTCGATTCCGGCATCACTTCCAAGAAAATAGCTCATTGACATATTGGTTCATTACTTCCCCAACGGACGGGAAGTATCAAGCATGGTAGCGGGTAACTCGTGAATCCGTCAAGTAACAAGCCGAGCTACGGGGACGGCAAGCGCGCCATGCGAATGTATATAATAAAAACAAAGAACTCCGAAAATAATCCTCCGAAATCAGTAAGCATACAGGCCGGGGGTCTGTACGGTTCTTTCGATATATGGGCGTGTGAAGATGCACGTTACCACAGCCGCCCCGGTGGTAGGGACATAATAAAAATACTTCGTCATTTTTTTCAATCCTACCGACCCTACGCTTCGATGCAAAGGCGGCACAAAATCAAAAAGCACGTCTATAATTCCCGGCGGAAAACGAGAAAAGCAATCATGTTTTTTCGATGGTATAGGATTAAAGGGGTTTTCAATCCGCCGGGAATTTTTACACCATCGGGGCAGCCCGCCGGCAGCGGCAAGCGGGCGACAGGCAAACAAGGGAAACGCTCCACGCAATCATTCACAGCTATATCGTAAGCACAGGAAACAAGCGACACCCTTGCGACCGGGGTTCGATTCCCCGGTGTCCCGCAAACACAATTCAAAGCACACAATGACAAAGCGCATCGACAAAGTATATCAACGTTACTTCGATAAAAAAACCGGCAAATACCATGTCCTCTACCGCACAGGCAAGCGTGCCGACGGCGCATGGGACGTTCATCTGGGAATGTACGACACCCTCGCCGCCGCCGAAGCCCTCACAACGGGACGCCTTATAACGCCACAAGACGACAAACACAAAAACATACGCCCATGAAAACCCTCGAAGAAATCCGCGTCATGGAACGCGCCGCCCTCGAAGCCCTCGCGCTCTCCCTCGACACCCGCCGGGCATTGGCCGAAGAACGCGCCACCGTCGCCGAATGCTGGTACCAAGAACTCTACAATCTCATACGGCAAAGCGATCTTCTCTCCGGGCTTCCCGCATACCACCGGGAGAAAGCCCGCCAATATTACGATTACATCGCAGAAAAAACACTCAAAACCCAAGAGCCATGAGCACCGCATATATCCTGCACACCCTCATTTGGGCAGCCGTTTACGCCTTTATCATCGTGGCTGCCGCCCGCATAGCCTACCACGCATTCAAAGACTATTTCAAACCATTCATCAAAGATCTCACCGGTCATGGACTTTCCCGAAAGCATTAAGCTCTACGACAAGAGCATATACCGGCAATTCGTCGAGCTTGTCGATACCCTCGACGGCGAAGATACCGACCTTATCGGGCACGTCATCGAGAGCGAAACAAGCGAAGCCCGGCTTATCCTCGACGGGGAAATCACATTCGATCGGGAATCGCCCGATCCCTCCGTCGGATTTCGTGGCCGGTACGTTCCGTGCTTTACCCGCCTCTCCGCCACCTTGCAGGCATACGACGAAGAAAAACACACATACATCACCCTTATGAAATACTACTGATTATGGGCATATACCAAAAACTACACCAAATACAACAATCCGTCCGGGGTCTCGGGAAAGACAAGTCAGGAGGACAATACCAATACGTTTCCGGGTCAAAATTACTCCCTATCGTCCGTGAACAAATGGACAAGCTCGGCGTACTCCTCAAACAAGAAGTCATAGGCATAGAAAACACCCGTCAAGACTATACCGTAGGCAGGGACAACCGCCCCAAGAGCGAGATCCTCTCCAAAGTATCCATGCGGTTCACATGGATCGATGTCGAGACCGGAGAAAAAGACGAAAACCTTTTCGCTGCCAACGGGCAGAACGATTGGGAAAAAGGCCTCGGTTCCGCACTCACATACGGCGAGCGGTATTTCCTGCTCAAATACTTCCACATACCCACCGACGAAGACGACTGCGACAACATCGATCGCAAAAAAGAACTTCAAGGCACGCACGAAAGATCACAGGACACCCCACAGCCGGGCACAGACACTGCACATCAAAACACAGATACCCGTAAGGTGCTGCCGCATGCGCGGTTCAATGACCCCAAGTTCATGGAGTGGATAACAAAGAACGTCGGCGTAAAAACCGATGCCAACATCACCTACCTGCTCGACCACTCATTCCTGAACCTCACCCCCGAAAACATCAAAACCGTCATAGCAAACTATCGCAATTATGAACGAACCCATCACCCTCAACAACCTGCCGCCCAGTAAATCGGCCATATCGGCATACGCCGAGCGCACCATATCCGAGCTGCTCGACAGCGGCCTGTACTCCCCCTTCGAGATCATCACCCGGGCCGCCGTTATGGATGAAGCATCGAAAAAGTTGCGGGCCGACGATGCCCTCCGCGAAGCCTGTATCGCCGAATACGAGAAATACGGCACGCGCGAAGCCATCACATATCACGACGTAAAAATCACCGTCAAGGAAACCGGCGTTTCCTACGACTACGAGCCGTGCGGCGACCCCGTGCACGCACGCCTCCTCCAAGAAAAGGAGGCCATCGACGCCAAGCTCAAAGAGCGGGAGAAGTTCTTGCAACACCTGCCCGTCGAAGGGGTCGAAACCATCGACGAGGAGACCGGCGAGATCACCCGCATATATCCACCCTCCCGCACCTCAAAGACCGGTGTACAAGTAACCCTGCCCCGATGAAATACGACCTCTCCAAGAGCATAGACAGGGAACGGTTCAAACGACGGTGTAACGAGCTTTTCGAGAAACGGTCGTTCGTCGAGCTAAAAGACAAAAGCAGCCGCACACTCAGCCAGAACAAATACCTGCATCTCATCATAGGCTATCTCGCTTCCGAAGTGGGTGTCTCGCTCGAATACGCCAAAAGCGAGTACTACAAGAAAGCCGCCAACGGTGAAATCTTCATACGCACCATGACCGACCCGGTAACAGGACGGGAAACACAAACGCTGCGCAGCAGTTCCGGCCTTACCGTCGAAGAAATGAGCATAACCATAGACCGTTTCCGGGACTGGTCATCTGCCGTCGCCGGCATATACCTGCCCGAAGCCCGAGAAGAACAATTCCTTCGGGAAATAGAAATCGAAATACAACGAAACAACAAATACCTATAACGCTATGAACAACAAAATCACATTCACGGGTCGCGTCTCGGTCGTCCTTCCCGTCGAGAGCGGTACTTCCGCCTCCGGTAAAAGCTGGAGCAAACAGACGATCGTCATCACCGAAGAAGATGTACAATACCCCGGGTCCATTGCCGTAACCCTTTTCAAGCCCGAACTTGTCGGTACGGTGGCCGCAGGCGAAACCATCACCGCGCACCTGTCGGTGCAAGCGACCGAATATAACGGCAAATACTACAATAACATTTCCGCGTGGAAGATAGAACATGTCGGCTCGGCAGCACCCGCCCCATACACCGGGACACACAATAACACCCCGTCCGGGAACACCGCCAACCCATATCCGGCCGCACCAAACGCGCCACAACCCACACCGCAACCCGCAGGCGGACAAGACGACCTGCCTTTCTGATGAACAACCCATAAAACAAAAATAAGATGGAAAGAAAGAATTTCAACAAAAACGTCCAAATGCACCTCGCCTGTGCCAAAGATGGCCTCAGGCCCATAATGGCCTGTATCTATTTCAAAAACGGGTTTGCTTATGCGACAGACGGGTATATCCTCGCCCGGAACAGGATAGAAGAATGCAGTACCCTGCAAGAATGCGACATACAAGCATTAGACGGAAAGATGCTTCACGCAAACTTTTTCAGAGACATGCTGAAATACGATGACATTCTTATCTCCGACGAAGGTATAGAATGCCACAAAGGAGAAGAAAAAGCCTTTTTTTATTTTTCCCAATTCACAAAATTCCCGGATGTAGATAAAATATTGCAGGAAGCGTTGAACCTGCCTGCCGTACCGATGCCGCAGATAAGTTTCAATACAGAATTGTTGTTGAAACTGTCAAAGGCCCTATACGGGTTCAATAAATGTACCGCCACGTTCAAAGGGACAAGCAATCCTATTGTCTTCGATAGTATCGAAGATTGCGGAAGCATAGGTTTAATGATTCCATCTTTAAAAACACAACCACAATGACACTATTAACCAACATCGCAATCCTCGTCCTCATACTCGCCGTCATTGTCATGACCATGTATTACACCCGACGGTTGAAACGCTGCACGAAAGAAATAGAAGCACGAAAAAAAAGAAATCGCCGATCTGGGCGACAAAATAAGGGCTATGCAGGTGGCAGGAAACAAGACTTCCACCACCCCGAAGAAAACCCGTAAAACACGCACTACCAAATGAAACCCCGGATCAAGGACGAGACCCTGCGGGAGATAATCCGGCTGATAGACGAGCGCATCGGCTCGATACCTCCTACGGGCTCCCGAAATCTCGACAAAATAAGGATATGGAAAAAGAGAAGAAAAGAAATAGTCGCTGTGCTTTCATACCGCAAGGCACAGACATCTATATCGGAATCGACCCCGACGCCACGAAAAACGGTGTAGCCCGAGTACAGAAAAGCACACGGCAAGCCTCTTGTCGCAGCATTACATTCCCCGAGCTTGTCGAACTCCTTCGTGGGTTGGTCCATTACGGCAAAAACTATATCGTCATTATCGAGGCCGGTTGGCTCAACAAGTCGAACTGGCATCTTTCCCACAAAGACACAAAAGCAGTCGCAGCAGCAAAAGGCAACAGCGCGGGACGCAACCACGAGACAGGACGCAAGATAGCAGAGCTATGTCTGTATTACGATATTCCGCACATACTTGCCCGACCGCTAAAAAAAAATTGGAAAGGAAAGGACGGAAAGATCACCCGGGAAGAAATCGCCGCGTTTACCGGCATTACCGGACGCAACAACCAAGAAGAAAGAGACGCGCTACTGCTTGCATGGGAATATGCGGGATTACCGGTAAAAATATCATCGACAAAACAACAATCATTTAATCACACAAATATGTAAGTTATGGAAAAAGAACTTGGAAAAGAATTTTCTAATCCGATTCAAAAAGAATCATTCTTAAAAGACAACTGCGATTCATGTGTGCAAAAAGGGTATATGAAGCCATATACCCCGGAAGAATTGCAAGGGCTCAAAGAAAAACTGGCGAATGTATCGATTGAAATAGCCGAAATCGAGGCAGAAATAAAGCAGGTACAATCCGAATACAAAGGGCGGTTGAAACCCTTGAAAGAAGCTCGTTCAAATATGGCTTCAAACATCAAATCGAAAGCCGAATATGTGAACGAGATATGTTATCGGTTCACCGATCAAGAAGCCAAAGAAACAGGCTACTACAACAAGGACGGGAAATTGGTAGAATGTCGTCCGGCCACCGCCGATGAATTGCAGCCGACAATTTTTGCAGGCATTCGCCACATAGGAACCAAGACCGGAACAGATGATTAACCCAAGTACAACGATTAAATTTTTAATTTTATGCAGAACGAAAAATTGCAAATCAATTTTGCCCCCGGGACGGCAAAAGCCGAATTGACACTTCGCGAGGGGACAGCACCGAAAGAACTTGATCCGAAAGCCCCCATCAAAACCCAGTTGAAAGGAGTAATAGGAGCTGTGGTCGAATATCTCACCAAGCGAATCGGTACAGGACAATTCGCGCAAAAGGATTGCCATATCCTTGTGGATCGGGAAAAGGTTGAAATTACCTTGATAACCAATGAATCGGACGAATACAATCGAGGAGAAATAGTCGGGAAATTGGGCTACAATCCGAAATTTGTAGAGTTTGGAATAAATAGCGGCAAAGTTTGGACACCGACGGAACTTGGCATATTTATCAAGATGAATCGATCATTCTTTGCAGATCGTTCCGAAAACATGAAGTTGGTTTCTTGCTTAATGAACTTCACCGCCGATGTGAACAACAAAATTGAACGCTCCTTGAAAGAAAACGGTAACCGCACTGACAATTTCGCACAGGTAGTCAATTCAAACCTGCCGGAATCATTCACCATTCAGATGCCTATTTTCAAGGGTATGCCACCCGAAACGATCAATGTGGAAACATTTGCCCAAGTAAACGGCCGTGATGTAGCCTTTGTGTTGTTGTCTCCCGGAGCACAAGCGGCCCTTGAAGATTTGCGCAATAAGGTGATCGATGAGCAATTGGAACAAATCAAGGTAATTGCCCCGGAAATAGCGATCATTGAAGTATAAACGCTAAGTACAGAACTGCACGCCAAGAATTTTGTATCCGACTCTCGGCGTGCAGTTCCTTATGGGTTATGTGAAAACGGTATATTCCAAAACCATGCTATGCAAGAAACCATCATCGAAACAATCCGCCGCATCACCGCCGACAAGCAGCAGCGGGGCATCTTTCCCGCCGTCGCTACCCGGGCGGAGATCATGGCATCGGTACAGAAAGAAGTCGCCGCCACATTGAGGACCCTGTACAATCAAGGAATCATCGACTATATCGAGACCGTAAACAATTACGCCGTAAAACTCAAATAGAAAAACAACACAAAACATGATATGCCAAGACCCATTAAAACCGGATTAGATTACTTTCCCTTCGACGTCGACTTTTTCCAAGACGAGAAAATAGAAGCCATCTTCGTGGAATTCGGTATCAAAGGAGAAATCACGGCCGTCAAGCTGCTTTGTGCGATATACCGCAACGGATATTTCATTCTGTGGAATGACCGGCTCAAAATAAAACTCCTTCGAGACCTCCCCGGAGTATCTTCCGAACTTCTCGAGCAAATAGTAAACCGCTTGTGCAAATGGGGTTTCTTCGACAATACCCTCTTTACATCGGTGAAGGTACTCACAAGCCCGGGAATTCAGAAACGCTTCTTCTCCGTCACAAAAAGAAGACAGAAAAACGAAGATTACCCATACCTGTTGTTGGAGCACACAAAATGCAATAACCCAGTTTCTGTATGCAATAACCCAGTTTCTGTATGCAATAAGTACACAAAGGAAAGTAAAGTAAATAACCCCCTATATATTCCCCCCTTGCAAAACGACGGCAAAGAAGCGGAATCGGATACCCCTAAACCGTCCGGAGCCGGGAGTACGGGACGTGTCACCCTTGCCCAGTTCAGGAAACGGATAACCGAGAATCCCCTCTCAAATGCCATAAACGAAGAACTCCGGCGCGGATTGGGGCTGGGAAACGACACCGCCACGCTCGAAAGGTGGCTCGACGAATACATAGCGCAACAGACCGCAGCAGGGAACACGGCGAACTATTTCACGGAGTACCGCAAACACTTCGCCAACTGGTCCCGGGTCAAAAAGCAATCGACAGATGGAACAAAAGAAGAACCCCGGCCACGATACTACAACCCGTTATGACAGCTTCTACGACAAAGAAGCCGAAGAAGCCGTCTGCGGGGCGATAATCCTCGAAACACAAGCCATATACGAGGTGGCCGACATACTCACCGCCGACATGTTCGGGAACCCACGCTGCGCCCACCTCTACGCAGCAGCCATAGCCCTTTACGACCGGTCGGTAAAAGTCGACATGATCACCCTGCTGGAAGAAATACAGAAAAAAGGCTTGCCCTACGACGATTACGCCTTCTTCATAACCAATCTGTTATGCGGCATAACCTCTTCGGCAAACATCGTCCGGCATGCCCTCTACATCAAAGAAGCCTATATCCGCCGGCTGTTTGTCTCGCACATGCACACCCTGCTCACATCAGCCGGCGACAAGACCGTAGACATTGCCGACCTGCTCGACGACGCGGGAAAAGCCGTCGATTCCATATCCGCCGACCTCGACCCCGGGGACGGGTCGAAACCCATTCACGAAATATGCAACGACGTCTACAAGGCATATACCGAACGGGTCGAATCCGCAGCAAGAGGCGAAACCTCCGGCATAACAACCGGGCTCCACAAGCTCGACGAAGCCACAGGAGGTTGGCAGCCCGGCGACCTTATCATACTGGCCGCCCGTCCCGGAGTGGGAAAGACCGCCATGATGCTTCACTTCGCCCTCTCCGCCGCAAAAAGCGGAATCCCCGTAGCCCTGTTCAGTCTCGAAATGACAGCCCGGTCATTGGCCGAACGCCTCTTTGTCGGTTGCTCCGACATCGATGCCGACCGCTTCAAACGAGGAATCCTCTATACCGAAGAAACCATACGGCTCGAGCAGGCAGGCGACCTCATTTCCTCCCTGCCCATAACGATCGTCGACACCGCCATACTCTCCATGCGGAAAATCAAAAACCGGGCCATGCGGCTGCACCGGCAGGGAAAATGCGGCGTCCTGTTCATCGACTACCTGCAATTGGTCGACATGCGCAACGACAACGGCCATTACAACCGCGAGCAAGAAGTAGCCGCCGCCTCGCGTATGGCAAAGATCATCGCAAAAGAACTGAACATACCCGTCATACTCCTCTCACAACTCAACCGCTCCGTCGAGACAAGAGCCGCCGAAGGAGGCATGCGGCGACCGCTGCTCTCCGACCTGCGCGAATCCGGAGCCATCGAGCAAGACGCCGATATAGTCCTGTTCATTTGCCGGAGCGAAAATCCCGGAGAAAACAAAGGCGAACTGATCCTCTCCAAGAACCGCAATGGACGCGTCGGTTGCATCCAATTCCTGCATAACGAAAGCCTCACACGCATTTATGACGACACATTCCGATACCCCGTACCCGCACCCTCCGACGCACCCCCGTTCTGACCCGGGTCAAGAACGTACATTCCGGGAGCTGAAAGAAAAAGAAGGCATAACCTCCCGCCGGTACGCCGGCATAGTACATCACCTGCTTACCCATAAAATAAAAAACAACACAGCCACAAACAATCGCCAAACTGGAATTGTCCGCCCCCAATAATCTGACCTATGAACAGCCGTGAATTTTTCGACAAGGTGGCACAGATGCGCCGGATGCAAAAAGAGTATTTCAAAACCCGTTCGTCAATGGCTCTATCCAAGAGCAAGCAGTTGGAGAAGGAGATTGACGAAGAAATAAAACGTGTAGAGGGTATTCTTGGGCGTTCAGAGCCACAACACCGGCAAGGAAACATATTTGATTATCCGAACACCGACAATGCCGTACCGGGTAAATAATCGGTCAAAAAAACAACAATGCGAAAATGAAATTGAAAATCAACACCACCCGCCCATGAACAAACCGCCCGTACACGCCTCGCTGTTTTCGGGAATAGCAAGCATACGAGATATTCAAAGCAATCCAAGAAACAATAAAATGAATTATTATGGCAAATTTAGTACAAGTACCGTTCGATATAGAATTGGCGAAGAAGATAACAAATGGTGAGATAGAGGGAGAAATAAAAACAAGAGGAGGACTTGATGCAAGAATTATTTGTTTTGATGCAATAAGTGGAGATTTCCCTATTGTTGCTTTGGTTAAAGAGTTTGGAATAGAAGAACCTTTTAATTACGCACAATCCGGCTCTGCTATAAAGTCAATGCATAGTGAACTTGATTTAGTGCTCTATGTTCCAGCATATCTTAGATGGAAGAAAGGCGATGTGCTATGCTATATATCTGGTAATTCTAAGGAACGCATACCTTTTATTTTTGAATGGAGAAATGATAGTGTTCTTTATGGTATTTCTTCTATATCCATTCATTCAAAAGTATCAGAAATACAGAATATCACTTCCGACTATGGAGACAATGTTTTCAACGCCACCGAGGAAGAAAAACAACAACTCTTCAAAGTTCTTGCAAAAGAGGGTAAAAGGTGGAATCCCGATACTTTGAAGTTGGAGGATATAGAGAAAGAGTTACCGAAGAGCTGGGAAGAGTATTTAAGTAATCTTTGTAATGGTGATAAATGTATAGTTGAATATAAAATAAATATTCTACTTACAATTGATAATAAGTACGCAGCTCTCTACAAACTCGAACTTTTGAGAGATTGCTATCGTCAAGGTTGGTTGCCTGATTGGAATGATAATACAACTAAGTTTTCAATTTGTCTTGATTATGGCAATGATATAGGTTATTCTTTTCAAACATATACAAATATATTTCTTTCATTCCCAACATCTGAGATAAGGACAAAATTTTTAACCAAATTCAAAGACTTAATTAAAGAGGCAGGAGATTTAATATAATGAAACGAGAAGAAATAGAAAAGGCAGCAATATATGCCATTCATCAGCATTACAACTGTAATGGTAAATATCCATGCACAGAACGGGATTATTGCCGATTTTGTGCAGGAAGTAATACTTCATATGATTGTAATGAATGTGGGGCAGATGATTTTTCAGAGGGCTTCTACTGGGGTACAAATTGGCGAATCAATTCCGTGTGGCACAAGGCCGAAAAGCCCGATGAAAACAAGCCCTGTTTGGTTGAGTACAAAAGCCCCAACAACGGGAAAACAAGGTATAAAGTTTCTGTTTATTGCGGGTACGAATGGAAGGAACTCACTCACTACGAACACAGCTGTACCATACGTTGGGCATACATCGAAGATTTACTACCGAACAAGGAGGATTGAAGAATGACTAAGAGTAAAGAATACAAAGCGGTTAAGAATTTTCTTCATAACGAGCTTCAAATTTCAAAAGAAATGATAGTGGATATTGTAAAGGCTGAGTTAGAGCCTGCTTTTATAAAAGTACTTCACAATACTTATGGAGCCACAAGTATAAGGAATATTGTTAGAAACTTATTAAGAGAGGAAATTATTGGGAATAGATGCGATTTTTATAGAACTCTTGAACATGAAGTCGGAAAGGAGTTGGAGAGAATCCTCAAAGAGGAATTTAAAGTTGTTCTTGTACAGAAAACAAATCAAGATAACGATATAAATAACAATGACCTCCCGAAATAAACTCTCGAAAATCTCCCGTCGCCACCATTGGGGCAGAGGGAGCAGCTTCCTGAAAAGTACGACAAAGCTCAAACGGGTGGCGATGTACAACTCAAAAATGAGAAAACAAATCAAAAACGAAAAAGGAGAACAACTATATGGACATAACAAAACAAGTATTGTCAATCGAGCAGATGCAGCACTTGAATAAACTTGGGCTTGAATTAGGAGAAACTATGTGTTATTGGGCAAGACTTATAGACTACAACCCAAAATCACAAGAGCATTACGGAAAATGGATTCTTGTAATAGGAAATAACCAGCAACATGTCGGGCTTACAGGTTGGGAATTTGTTCCCGCATACACCTTGCAGGATATACTCGAAAAGCTGCCTGAGTCTATAAAGGACGATGAAAATGAAATGTTCAGATCTACTGTATATTGGTATTATCTAACAATATCACCGTCTTGGACTGTTAGTTATGAAGAAGGCAAAAATTTTCTTGAACCTATAAAATTCTTTGCGTCAGAATCCTTGCTTAAATCAGCCTACGAAATGCTCTGCTGGTGCATCGAGAAAGGGTTTATTAAAACAGGAAAGGAGGAAACGAAATGAAAATACTTGATTTGGTACTCAAAGGGCAGTGGTACGATATGATAGCGTCGGGAGTTAAGAAAGAGGAATATCGGGAGATTAAGCCGTACTGGACTAAACGCATAATGAAGTGCTTCAAGTGGTGCAGTCGTGGATTTGACATCGGAAACGCCGTAACTAACGGCTGTCATTGCTTATTTCCTCAACGCTGTGAAAACACACTAAATTTTTGTGCTATTTCCGGCGGTTTTACCCACGTTCGCTTCCGCAGAGGATATACCAATATTACGATGCTTTTCAAACTCGACAGCATCAAAATCGGTAAGGGCAAGCCCGAATGGGGTGCGCCAAAAGGCAAAGAAGTATTTATCATCAAATTTTCAGCAGAATGAAGCGGGAAATAAAATTCAGAGGGAAACGCCTCACCGACGGAGCATGGATATACGGCGACTTCTTCCGCAATCGTGGACTGTCGTTCATTGCCTCTGACTGCATAGCGGAGAATCCCCTCGCCACATGGCGCGATTACAATGTAGACCCCGAAACTGTCGACCAGTACGCCGGCAGGAAAGACAATAAAGGTAAAGAAATTTACGAGGGAGACTATTTAAAAGGATTAGGAGATGAGATTTATGCGGTTTGGTATTCTAAGGAGTTGGCATGTTACATGGTCGATCTTGTTGTTCCGGATTCCCAAGCGACTGATTCTTTGGGTTGCTACGATATAGAAAAATATTTTGAGGTTATCGGCAACATACACGACAATCCCGAACTACTGAAAGGAAATTCTCAGGAAAACGCCTAACCGACTAAGAATGAATAAAAAAGAAACTATACAAACCATTAGATCCTTTAAGAAGATTCTGAAAAAAGGTACTCCCCAAACAGTATGTAAATCCGGTTTTTGGGATATTCATGAAAAGCAATACACCACACATGAAATAGCCGCTCGCTTTTGTAGATATAAAGGCTATGATGTACGAATCGAGATACGTGATAATACGTATAATCCCTCTTATTGTTTCGGATATATACGGTTTTGTAGATATGTGATAATCAGCTTTAACTAATAAATATCATTATGACAGAAATAAAAGTAACAAAGAAAGACCTTATAGGCGACATAGCAGACTTCCCTGTCGAGATTGTACGTAAAATGGTCGAAGAACAAATGCGGCAAGGAAACAACGCCGATGTGCGTATGTTCCAAATATGCGCTAACAAGAACAAGAATCAAGGTGGGTTCGATTGGAAAGACACAGAAGATGGTCATCTTTTTTGGGTATCCGTCATTCAAGATAGAAATTTCGACGAGTTCTTTGAGAAATACCCCAAACAAGACAGTACCAAGATACAAGGTACAGAAAATACAACCACCGTGCCGCACAAAGAAATCGACTGGGAACAACGGCGGTACGAGATAGCTAAATTTTGCATGCATGGAATACTTACTTCGGTGTATGGCGGCTGCCACCAATCATCAGATCATGCTGCAAACATGGCTATATACTATGCCGATGCCCTTATAGCCGAGTTGAAGAAAGGAGGTACGGAATGAAAATCTACATCTCCCTTCCCATCACCGGGCACGACATCGAGCAAGTCGAGGCCCGGTGCATATTCACCGCCGCCATACTCCAAAAGCAGGGGTACACCCCCATATCGCCGTTGGAACTCGACCACCGCGACCCCGAAGACTATGAAGCCGTCATCGGTACCGACATCACCGCCCTGCTCTGTTGCGATGCCGTCTACTTTTGTAATGGCTGGGAAACCTCAAAAGGTTGCCGCCTCGAATACCAAGCCGCAAAAATCTACGGAAAAGAAATAATCCTTGAACAGCAGAAAGGAGGCACACAATGACACGCCTCGACACCCTACGCGACAAATACGACCGCTACATTCGCAGCGGAAACCAACAAGAAGGACAGGCACTATTTTTATTTTCAAAACTTTGTCCCGTAGGACGTTGCAAATATAAGGAAGAAAAATCGTATATTTGCTTGTAAATTAAAACTTTGAAGTATGCAGTTACAAATATTCAAATATCAGGACGAAGAAGAACAAATGTTCAATGATATTAGAACCGTAGATATTGATGGAGAAGTATGGTTTGTAGGTTCAGACGTTGCAAAAGCACTTGGTTATAAAAGGGCATCAGAAGCAATAAGACAACATTGTAAAGAAAAGGGTACGGTAAAAGACCGTATCCCTACAGAGGGAGGTATGCAAGAGTCAATATTAATCAATGAACCCAATGTTTATAGGTTGATAATGAAATCTCAACTACCTTCTGCTGAAAGATTTGAAGAATGGATATTTGAGGAGGTTATTCCTTCAATAAGAAAAAAGGGATATTATGGAAAGATTGACAGAACGCAAGCTCCCAACTTTTTTCTTAGATACAAGGATAATTTACATAAAATACCAAGAACACATTTTTCAGTAATCAGTGAATTGTTTGTGACATTAAACGCTGAATTTGAAAAATTAGGTTATACAATTCCAGATAAAGGGATAGATGGTAAAGGAATGTATCCAGACATTTCTGTAGGTAAGCTCTTTTCAAGTTATCTAACAGAAATAAATCATCCATTAAAAGATGATTTTAAGACCTACGAGCATTCTTTTCCTGATGATAGAAGACCTTGCAATGCAAGAATGTACCCTTTGGAATTATTGCCAGAATTTCGTAGGTTTGTTTTTGAAAGATGGGTACCTCAAAATGCTGAAAGCTATTTCAAGGCTAAAGACCCGTTGGCATTAGACTATTTACCAAAATTATTAGGAATAGGGAGCTAATTATCCCTATTCCTATAATCTGGTACTCCAACAAACTTATTCCGTATCGTAATATCGTTGAATAGCTTAATACAAAGAATACCTAAACTTTCACCAAGTTTAGGAAACTTCTTCATAAACTGTCCTTTCTGAGGGTGAAGACGTAAAGAGTGCTTTTCTTCGTCCTTGTAATCAAACTGTTCCTCAAACATAATCTGATTGTTCCGTTCTCCTCTGACGATTTTTCGCAGCTTCTGCCTCCGTAGCAGTCGGATCAATCGCGGCTGTTATAAGCGCATTTTTATATAAGACCAAGAAGAAAAGAGAATATCAATAGAACATTTATCAAAAGGGAATATAACCTACCGATAGCTCGGTAATATTCCACGTTTCCCAATCATCATAAAAATGTAAAGGACGATCGCCCGTGCGACCGTCCTTGTTCTTGTTGTATATTCCGGCAAAAACCGTTTGTCGGAAAGAGATGTAATCCAATATACAAAGTTTATTATTAACCCAAAAAAATAAAACCATGTACGGCTCACACAACACCCTAACAGCATACCCCGTCCGCCGGTGGTATATGCACCTTTTACAACCCTTCGCCCGGTGCCAGCGGGCAACCGTTGAACAACAAATCGCCTGTGGCGCACGCGCATTCGACATACGGGTGCGCTTCGGCAAAGGAGGCATACTCATACCCTGTCATGGGCTGGTCGAGTACAAGGCCTGCGTTCCGGCAGTCATCGCCCTGCTCGAAAATGCCGGGTGCTACTACCGTATAATCCTCGAAAACGTCATGGGCGGACGGAAGACCGCTGCCGACGACCTCGACCGGCTCAAATCAATATTCCTCACAAAAGAATTTCCGCACTGCCTATACGTCAGCGACAAACGGTCGTGGAACACCTCCTACAACCCGCATTGCCCTATACGTTTCAAAGAGCAGAGCCGGCACGGCGGCACGGGCTGTATTATTCCCCGACTTTGGGTAAGAAAGTACAAGTACTACAAAGCCCAGCACGCCGCAAACCTCGATACCGAAACCATTCACTATTATGACTTCGTGGAAATAAAATAAAATATAATGGAAATAAAATGTCCTTTTTGCAAATCACCCCATTATACGATGGGGTACTTCCTATACGGAACACACAACTGCAAATGCCTTGATTGCGGGAAATATTTCTCCGCAATCTTTACAAATACCGGAATCACTTATCTTATCGAAGATTCAAGAGCAACGGCCAAAACATGGATACAATGGAAAGAACTTGCCGAAAATAAACGTTGTAAGCAGAAATAAAAAAAGATTAAAATATATGCTTTAAAAATCAAATATCCATATTGCTAAAACCAATGTTTAAATGTATATTTGTAGGTATTAAAATCATTTTTTATGGAACCGAAAGATAATGTAAATGCGCTCCTTGTACACATAGAACACTCAAAACCTATTGAAATAGGAGAGTTTGTTGCGACATTAAGTTCCGTAGGAAACCTTTTTTCTCTTTTTGCACAAAATAATGGAGAAAGCAAAGATATTGCACAAGCAAAACTATATGTAGAAAAAATCGAAGAAGGTTGTATCGATATTATCCTCTGTGAAACAGTTACGGCCTGCATGATTCCATTTATGGAAAATATGAATATAATATTCGATTTTTCTTTGTATCTGAAAGGGGTACTGGAATATTTTACAAAAGGAATAGGAAAGAAACCCGAATTAAGCATTCAAGAAGGGAAAAACTTTAAGGATTTGCTTACAGTAACCGCAGGAGACAACAACGGTGAAATGATTATCGGAGCAATAAATAAAGATGATAAAAACATTACCTTTAATGGTTGCACCTTTAATTTTATAGGAAGTAATAGTGCTCAAAACCAATTGGAAAAATATATAGAGCAACAAAAGACCGCACAACCATCTGATGAGATACATGTCCGACAGCTGATGACAATTTTCCAAATGCGCAGTGATATGAATACCGACACAGGAAATAAAGCCATAATAGACGCCATATCAAAACGGAAAGTAGGTGTTGTTTTTGAAACAGACGAATTAAAAGAAAAAATACTCCATTCCGATGATAATCCTACCAAAAAAGCTTTTTTGGTAGATGTAATGGTGCAAACAATAAATGGGAAATTAGCTGCTTACAAGGTCATGAAATTACATGACGTAATCGATTTAGAAGAAGAGTAAAATAACCATAGTTTATCCGAATTATCTCCCGGCCGCGCACCAGCAGCCGGGATTTTTATTCCTATAAAAACCAATATACAATGGATCAAATTTTTAAAGCAATAATCACTATCGGCAACAGCTTGGTCGTATCGTTCATTATTTGGTATATCCCATACAAGCTAAGCGTATGGAAGACAAATTAGAAGAAATCAACAAAAGGACAAAACTTGCCAATATCAAAATCGACATCACCTATTACGAGAGCCTTGTCCGCCTTGAAAGTATTTTAATCAAGCAGAAATAATACGAAGAAGCAAACCAGATACACAAGCAAATACAATCATTCCTAAAAGAAACCCACAATGCAAAACAAAACTCGTGAACAAATATTGAGGCTTCAATACCAAATCGATACCCTCACCCGCCGCTATCCCGACATCGCCGAAACCCTATTTCCACGCCTCCTCGCCGACCGTCGACGAAAAATTCTAAAACTCAAAAGTTTATCAAAGTAATAAACAAAGAGGTAATGAATATAAGTATATTTCAAAATATATTGCTTTATCTATGAAATTTCCCTATATTTGCCATATAGATACGCGATAATGCGTATTTGAAACAAATATAAAAGCGCATTTGCGCAACATTCATTTCAAAGCCTTATCCGGGTTATTTCCCGGGTAGGGCTTTTGTATTTAATATTTAATTGTGTTTTTATGGTAAAGAAAGTAAGTATTCCATTATCTGCCCTATTTACCAATGTGGGACAGATTGAAGGCCTTCCGCCAAATCCACGTCTTATCAAAGACGAGAAATTCGAGGCCTTGAAAAAGAGCCTAACCGGAAGATGTAACAAGCGCATACACCACAGCATACGCTGGAAACACACCGCCCCCAAGATATTGCGGGAGGAATGGAGGAAATGAAATCGGGGAACTATCATTTTGTCAGAAAAACGAGGCGGAAATGAGAGTACTCCCGGCGAGAGGATAAAACAAAATGACAGTATTATGAAAAAAGAAGGAAGAAAAACGAAATACACACCTGAACTGGTAACCCGCATCTGCGGTCTGCTTGAAAAGGACACCTATACGGTTTCGGAGCTTTGCGAATCCGTTGGCATTTCGGAAACGACCTTTTACGATTGGAAGGGCAAATTTTCGGAGTTTTCGGACGCTATAAAAAAAGCGGAAGAAAGGCGGCTCGGCTTTTTCGTTGTCGAGGCAAAAAGAAGCCTTTTGAAAAAGATTCAGGGCTACGAGGTGAAAGAAACGCATACGATAACTGTCCCGGGCAAAGAGAAGGACGAGGAAGGCAAGCCCAAGCCGATCATCAAGGAGCAAAAGACGATAAAAAAACATATCCAACCCGACACGGCGGCGATCATCTTCGCCCTTACCAACCTCGACCCCGAACATTGGAAGAACCGGCAGAACATTGACGGCAACATTCAGAGCGATGTGCGCTTCACCGGTTTTCAGTCCGTCCTGCCGAATGTCCCGGATATAGAGGCGATGACGAAGAATGTCCGGGAACAATGCCGGGAAAAGTTCTTGAAGGGAGATGAATAAAGTCAATTACGCCCAACTGCTGGCCTACCGTTACCTTTCCGACCCGAAGATAAAGATCGTCGGTTACGGAGGTGCTGCGGGCGGCGGGAAAACGGGTCTCGGTTGCGAATGGCTCATGCGTTGCGGCTGGGCTTTCCCGGGTACCCGTTGGTTCGTCGGGCGTAACAATATCAAGGACAGCCGGGAATCGGTATTGGTAACTTTCGACAAGGTGGCCGCGTATCACGGATTCAAGGAGTATCGATTTTCAAACGACGGCATCGATTTTCGGAACGGCTCGCGCGTTTCCTTCCTCGACCTGACCTATTACCCGTACAAAGATCCGATGTTCACCCGTTTGGGGTCCAAAGAGTACACCGGCGGCTGGGTGGAGGAAGCGGGTGAAGTCCACCGTTTGGCCGTCGAGGTATTGAAATCCCGTATCGGCCGGCACATGAATGACGTGTACCGGTTGGAGCCAAAAATCCTGCTGACCTTCAACCCGGCGAAAGGGTATCTGTACGAGACATTCTACAAGCCCCACCGGGACGGCAATATGCCCGAAGACACGGCTTTCGTACAGGCGTATGTCTACGACAACCCTTTTATTTCAAGAGAGTATGTCGAGATGCTCAAGAACCTCAAAGATCCGGTATTGCGGAAACGGTTACTTCTGGGGGAATGGGAATACGAGGACGACCCGTCCGCCTTGTGCGGTTACGATGCCATATCGGACATGTTCACGAACGATTTCATCGATCCTTACGGGGCAAAGAGTTGTTCTGCGGACATCGCGGGGAAAGGACATGACCGCTTTATCGCCTTGTCGGGTGTGGGGAATGTTTTCCGGGTGGCCATCGATGAGGTCTATTCCCCGGGAAAGCAGGTTGAACGGCAGCTTCGGGATTTGATGATCAGGGACGGCATACCCCGTTCCCTGACGGTTGTAGATGCGGACGGTGTCGGGTCGTTCTTGGAAAGCTACCTCACGGGGATAAAGGAGTTTCACGGCGGCAGCAGACCGCATGACCTCCGGTACAAGAATCTCAAAAGCGAATGCGCCTTCCTGCTGGCGGACATGGTGAACAACCGGAAGATAAAAATCATCTGCACTCCGGAGCAGCGGGAACGCATCACGGAGGAATTCGGGGTACTCAAACAGGCCCGCATCGACAACGACACATCAAAGAAAGCGATTATAAGCAAGGAGGAAATGAAAGCGATATTGGGCCGCTCTCCCGACTATCTCGACGCTTTTATCATGGCGATGTCCTTCCGCCTCGTATCGGCCGGCAGCGTACCTGAAACGAAGGTGTTTTCATTGCACGACTTACAACAACATTAAAACATTCGAATATGAAAAAACGAAAAAGAAAGCCCGGTTCCGGTTACACGTTCAAAGAACTTGTACTGTTGACACCGGTCATTCATAAGGTAAAATTTGAAAGAAGTTTGAAGCAGCCGGGCCGTCCTGCGACGTTGTGCGGCGTGCCTGTCCCGGAAGACCTCGGCACGGCCTCTTACGGTATGATAGCCGACCTCGGAAACCTCGGTGAAGGAAATGAAGTGCAAACCATTCTCGCCATCTGCCGTATCGTACTCGGCGTCGATGAGGCGGGCGTGTACCGGGAAAGTGCCGATGCCGTCCTCGGCTTCGTGAACTTCGTAAACGGGGAAATGGAAAAGATCAACAAGCTGTTTGAATCGGTCAGTATCCAGCCCACGCCGGAGGAAGAACGGGCGGGCGTGCAAGACCTCTCTTTCGGAACGTTCGGGGTTATGGACTGGTACGCCCGGAGAATGGGGATTACCAACCAAAATGATGTGCGGGATATAAGTTGGACACGTATTTATCGCTGCCTCCAAATGGACAACGAAACCACGCTTTACGAAAGACGGCTGAACAAGATATATTCGGAAAATAAAAAGTGAAATGATATGACGGTACAGGAAAAAATCAAGTCGATAGCCGCCCGGATAGAGGGAACGGCCTATCTTTTCATGAACTGGGCGCAGACAAACGTCGCCCTCGACACGATCGACAAACCGACGATCGTCTATGTGTTGCCTCCTTCGGGAACATTGAACGTGAAATATGCCTCGGTAACGGATTCCCCGTTGACGCAGATCGCCTTTCTCGACAAAACGGATTTCGATTTCGATTCGACGGAGAACGATGAGGTCATCGAGCGTGTGAAGGGTATTTTCAACGAGTTCCTTCGGGAGTACAACAAGGGAGAGTATTTCGAGCCGATAGAGGGAACAATCCCCTATCAGGTTGTTTATGACGGGCTCGACGTGAATGTAACGGGTATCATTGTAACGCTTACCCTTGTTGAACTGGAAGGCTCGATGATATGCTGAAAGAGGTACGCGGGTATATACGGGAATGTCTCGAAGCCGTATCGGAGAGGATAAAACGGAATATCGATGAGAAAGGCCGGACGGCCTCGGGAGCTACGGCGGCCTCGTTGGGGATCTCTGTCGGGAACTTGGGCGGAACGCTCTACGGCAGCCGTTCGTTCCTTGCCATACAGAGAGGGCGAAAAGGCGGGAAAGTCCCCCGGGGCTTTGTCGGGATAATCCGTCAATGGATCATCGACAAGGGTATATCGGTCCGTCCCGTACCCGTAAAAAGGAAGTCGAAGTACGGTGATGAGGAACGGGCGCAACTTTCTGCGGCAAGGGCGATCGCCTACTCGATCATGAAAAACGGAACGAGCCTCTATCGTCGAGGCGGTTATGATGACATCTACGACACGGCCATAGCGGAGGAAACGGAGAAACTGCGACCGAAACTGCTGGACGTATTTTATATAACGATAAGAGAGATAAATCAAAACATGAGAGATTATGAGAAACGGAACAATCGCAAATAACAGCGGACAGGTGTTGGCACGGGTGGAATATCCGGCGCGGTATGCTTTTGCCTTCAATCCCCTTTTGGTTACGGTCGTGGAAGAAACAGCGGACGTAATGAAAAGCGCATGGATTCAGATCGGGGACTTTTTAGACGAGAGATCACCCATAAACGGTGAAATAACATTCGATGTCGGCACGTATAGTTGTGCTTTGTTCGACATCGATAATATATCGGATAACAGGGAACGAATACAGCCGGTTCCTATAAGCGTCGGAGTGGTTGATACGAACGGAAACAGTTATTCTTCGGAGATACAAATAAACGTCATTTGGGGAGCAATCGCCCCGGCAGAGGAATACAACGGCCTCACCTCGTGCCGCTGGTTTTCCCGGTTTCCTATGAAGCTGGAATTTTTCGCACAGGCCGGCGCGAAGGTTTACAAGGAGATAGACGGCAAAGGGACGCATACGCTTGTCTCAACGGTCTCGGACATGGGCATTGCCTCGATAGACCTTTCCGAGGCATTCGAGGGCGATACGGTGGTGAAGAAAGCCACCTTGTCGGTCGGCGACTTCGTGAATGTGTTCGATGAGACGTTTGATTTTACATTCGCCAACTACGAGAGTGAATGGGAAATCACATTGAGGAAAGATGATACCCCTTGCGGCGTGTTCCTGCGCTGGATAGACAAGCACGGCTTCATGCGCTATTTCCTCTTTGCCAAAGGCGACGAGAGTACGGAATCGGAAGAATACGGCGACCTGCTCGAACAAAAGTACAGCGCATTCGGGCGATATTACCCGGGTGTCTATCGGCAGCAGGGAAAGAGCGTAACGAGGAAGGTAAGCCTTGCCGCCCTGCAACTGACCCGGGAGGAATACGAATATGTCCGCTCGGTGGTATTCTCCCCGGTTGTGGATATGTACATGGGTGACGATGAGGGCACGGCCTCATGGCTCCCCGTGCTGGTATCGTCCGGGGACACGAGCCGGGAGCAAAAGAATTTGGAGGATATGGAAATAGAACTCTATTACAACGAAGCAACACAAAAATATTAATCTAAAAACAGCGAGAACATGGCAACAGAAAAGACGACCGCGATATTGGAAATAGAAGTCGATGCAGGCGAAGCGATCAAAACGATAGAGCGTTATAAGTCCCAAATACAGGTTTTGAAGAAAGAGCAGCAGAATTTACGGGAGGAATTGAAAAAAGGAAAAATCTCACAGGAAGAATATACCAAAGCGAATACGGAAGCCGAAATCGCCATAAAAACGACCCAAGAAGCGATGAGGCTTACAGGTAGGGAATTAAAAAACCTCATTACCTTACATGGGGAAGAAAAAGATTCGTTACTTTCCTTACGTGCCGAATTATCGAAAGTAACCCTCGCCTATGATCGTCTGTCGGAATCCGATAGGAATGCGGCAAAGGGGAAAGAAATGATGGAATATATCAAGAAACTGCAAGACCAGATCCGCCCGCTCGAAGAATCTACGGGACGGTTTCAAAGAAGTGTCGGCAATTACCAGCAGTCCATTGTAAACGCCGTTGCCTCCATGAATCCGCTGGCTGCCCGGCTGGTGAGTATCGTGGATTTGTCGGACGAGACGGCCGGAGGCTTCACCAAGATAAAAACAAGCGCGCAGGCATTCGGTAAAACCTTATCGAGCCTTCTTAAAAACCCTGCTTTCCTTGCCATTGCCGGTATAGCGGCTGCCGGTAGTGCGTTCAAGTTCTGGTATGACTACAACAAGGGATTGATCGAGGCCACCCGTTTGACGAAACAGTTTACCGACTTGTCGGGTGAGGAACTGGTGTCTTACCGTAGCGAGGTGCAGGCCGTTTCCGATACCTTCAATAAGGATTTTGTAGAGGTGTTGAGGGCTGCGAATGCGTTGCAGAAACAATTCGGCATCACCTCGCAGGAAGCTCTCGATACCTTGAAAGAAGGCTTTATCAACGGGGCGGACGTCAACGGGGAATTTCTGAAAAACGTAAAAGAATATTCGACGTTTTTCAAAGAAGCGGGGCTGTCGGCCGAAGAATTTATCGCCATTAACGTACAGACGGAAAAGCAGGGTCTTTTCTCGGACAAGGGCATAGACGCAATAAAAGAGGCGACTATCCGTCTCCGGGAAATGACAACGGCGACCTCTACGGCATTGGAGGGTATCGGCATATCCTCGAAACGGGTACAGGAAGAATTGCAGAACGGCAGTAAGACAACGTTCGACATCATTCGGGAAGTATCGGCCAAGTTGAACGAACTCCCCGATTCTGCCTCGTCTGTCGGTGCGGCTTTGGCCGACATCTTCGGCGGCCCGGGTGAAGATGCGGGACTGGCCTATATCCGCACTCTTTCGCAAATAGATACGGATCTCGACACCATATCGGGCAAGACGGGTGAAGTGGCCGAGTTAAACCGAATGCTCGTCGATTCGCAAACGAACCTCAATACGCAAGTGGCCTTATTGTTTGAGGCCGGTAGCGGCTTCGACCGTTTCATTACAAAGATAAAAAGCGGCTGGAACAACTTTTGGGCAGACTTCCTCTCCGGCGTCAGAATGATATTTGAAAGCACCGACGACAAGAACATGCGCAAAATAACGGAAGCGATAACCAAAGGGCGTAACGAAGCGGTGGAGGAATTGAATCTTCTAAATCAAGAAGTGTCCCGGCTTACCACAGCGGGGATCGAATCGGGGTTGACTTCGGCGGAAGCCCAACTTCGTGCCATCGATATAAAGAAAAAAGAGATTCAGTCCGATCTGTCCAAATACGCCAAAGAGGTCTCGGAACGTAACGCGAACATCGAAAGAATGGAAAAAGAGATCGAAAATTCGGGAACCGGAAGAAAAGAAGCCTTAAAGAGGGCAAATTTGGCGGAGGAGATAGAAAAAGAGAATGAAAGGTTAAGACTTGCCATGCAGTTACGCAGCAAGTATGAAACGATGCTCGGTCAGGTAAACGATATGGAATATAAGGCCGGTACGAATAATTCCGGCAATACAAGCAAAACCGCAGACCAAATCAATGCCGAGGCCGAGGAAATCGAAAAGGCCGAAGCCGCATTGTTGAAGGTGTTAGATGAGGCATCGGAGGAATACAAAGCCATTCTGACTAAACGTTACAAGCGGGATAAAAAGGCCATAGAGGATAAAATAGCCTCATACGAGAAAGATAAAAAGTTGACCCCGGAAATGCAAAAGGCATTGAACGACCAGCTGGAAGCCCTTAAAAAAGAACATGACCAGAATATAGCCGCCCTTGATAAAAAGGCGACCGACGACCAAATAGCCGAGCAGGAGCGGCTAATCAATTTGAAATTGGAAGCGGCGAAGAAAGGCAGCCAAGAGGAGCATACATTGAGGCTTCAACAGCTCGAACAACAGAAGCAGCAGGAGATAGCAGCCGCGAAAGGGAATGAGGAAGAAATCGCATTGATCAAAGAGAAATATCGTATAAAGGAAGCCGAAGAAGATAAACGTTTCAAAGACGACCAAGCCAAACAACAGGCAAATGTGGCCAGACAAGAGTTGAACGAACGCAACCTTGAATGGCAGAACAAAATCAACGCTGCCAAGCTGAACGGCGAAAATTATTTACAGTTTATGGTAGACCAGTCCCAACAAGAATTGGAAGCCATAAAGGAGGCCGGACAGCAGGAATGGGAAACGAAAGAGGAATACAACGCCCGACTGTTGGCCGCACAACAGAAATACAATGATTCTGTGAAAGCCAAGAATGATGCCGAAGTACAGATGCAATTTGCAAAGGCGCAGGCCATAGGGTCAATCATGGGGTCGCTTTCAAGTATGATAGGGGCTTTCGGAGAAGAAAACATTACAGCCTTAAAATTATCGAAAGCTCTTGCTATTGCAGAGGTAGCCATAAATCAAGGAATTGCCATAGCAGGGGTCGTAAAAAATGCCACTAAAACACCGGGAGGTATCTTTAAAGTGATAGCTGCCGTAGTTTCTGGTGTTGCTCTTGTTACAGCACAAATAATTCAAGCCAAGCAAGCGATAAATAGCGCAGAATCAGCAATCGCCGAAGCAGAAGCACAAAAATCAAGTGGAATATCAAGCGGAAGAACGAACACAGTAACGGTAAAGAGTTTTGCGACTGGTGGTCTTGTCAAAGGTGAAGGTACGGGTACAAGCGATTCCATTCCGGCAAGACTTTCGGCCGGCGAGTTCGTTATCCCGGCCAAGACGTACAAGATGTTTTCTCCGATTATTAATAGTATTTATCGGACAGGTCAGAATTGGAATGCGGTAAACAGAGTGTATTCCCCGGCCTCATCAAATTCCGGGAATACGATTTCCGAAGATATGCTCTCTCGGGTAGTCTCGAATGCAGTTATAAACGGTGTAAAAAATCTAAGTCCTACCGTCTCTGTTGTGGATATAAACAAACAACAAAACAAAGTATCTGTAAGAGAATCTAAAACAGCAATAAAAAATGGTAAAGTGTTAAAATCAAATTGATTATGAATGATCTTTATGTAAAAATAGAAAAGGAAGATTCGAGTTACTGGGAAAAATTAGACCTTCCAAAAGATAATATATCCCTAAAATACAAGTCTAACATATTCGGTTCTATTGGAGAAATACAGTCTTCATATAGTTATACAATATCTCTACCTAAAACCACAAACAATAAACGGGTTTTTGGAATGATTGATTATCCCGCGATAGTAGATCAAAAACTTATCTTGGGTAATTTATTAGAAATAAGGTATATGAAACAATACACCGAAATACTGGGTAATGCCGTAGGCTATATCGAAGATATTACCGAAGAATCTTTTGAAATTTGTTTGCTTTTTGGCTTTTATGGAGACCTTCACGACTGGGTGGATAAAGGGGAAAGTTTAAATGAATTGGGGGATTATTCTTATTCAACGGATTTCAATAATGAATTATCGAAATATCCCGATAATATCGATAATTTACCAAGTGTATTTAAGCCTTATTATGATGTCGGAATTACAATGGATCAGGCGACTAAGGAATATATAGCCAGACAACCGGCAGTACGTGTTTCTTCCATAATAAGTTTGATAGAGGAAAAAATAAATTGTGATTTCGTATTTACGGAAGCGGTACAAAAAAAGATTCCTTATCTTGCACTTCTCCTTACGACACAAAAATATATAGATTATAGATCGTATATATCACCTATGGTGTCTAATTCTTCCCTAAGTGTAAATACATCTCCGGTTGGATTAATGCGGTATGCTGTAAGTGGCATAAATTCTCATTATGAATTTCAAAGTGTAAGCGGTGTATTTGAATCAAAGAGTATGTCCGGGATAACCCGTATAAAAGGACTTTCTGTCTCATTATTTGGAATGGAGTATATCGCATTTCCGGGTATAGAAACAACGATATTCATTCCCGAGAAAACAAGAATATACACCGTCCGTTTAACGGAAGCAAAAAGTACGGCAAGAGACATGGCATCGTGGGCTATATCTTTTGAAGAAGGGATAAGCCCAACGATAAACAGGCTTTTATTCTGTGTCATAGATGATGACGGAGAAGCCACAGTTATGGAAGAGTATGAGACTGGGAATAAGGCGGAGTACGGTTGCCGTGCAGATACAGTCGGCGAAGTTGCCGGTTATCCTAAAAATAGTTATATAATATATCCGGATAAAGAGGAAAATTTTTATTCAAGACGCTACCAAGTGGAAGCAGGTAAAAAATATGGATTCTTTTATGTTATAGATACAAATATGACATTCTCCGGGTATAGCACATGGTGGTCTGAACAAAGATTCGTTCTAACACATGATGCGGGTGTTAGGGAGATTGAATATCGTTATGACAAAAATAATATAGGAGGGATAGATATTCCCATGAAAGGGAATTTGCCCGATATATCACAAATTGATTTTATGCAAGCAATATTTAATATGTTCGGCGTTTTTCCTATTGTCAATCCTACCCCACAAGTAAATAAACAAAACGGTCATAAAATTATAAAAGTCGTATCTATTGACGACATATTGAAAAACAAAGTCATCAAATATATAAATTTGGGAAATGGGAAAAAATATGCTATAAATGACTGGACGGATAAACTTATCACAGATCCAAATACAGTCAATGTAACACCCGGTATTTATGACTATTGCAGGAGAAATTATTTGAAATACGACAGTAATGAAGAAATAGATGCCGACGGATATTTCGATATGCCATACACAGCTTTGGAGGAATCGGACGAACTTGTTAAACTTCCATTTCTACCCTCGGACGGAGAAAAGATACCTATGTACACATACGGAGGTGGAACGGATTATTCTTTCCAAGATTTTGGGCCTCGTATTATGAATATTGTAAAGAAATATTATGCGGAAAACAATACATATATGAATGTATGTGCCCTTACATTTTCCGACTACACGGATAAAACGGGTAATAAAACGGAGAGCCTTTCTTTTGGCAATCTTATCGAAATGTATTACAAAAGGTATATAGATGTTATAAGAAGTATGTACAAAATAACTGTAAACGTAAATCTTACAGCAGTCGATTTGAAAAACATTGATTTTACATATCCGGTTTATTTCAAACAATTCGGTCGTTATTTTGGAATCGTCGAGATACAAGCTAATTCGGACGACAATAATTGTGAAGTAACCCTAATTAGATTGCCGGTATAGAGTTTAAGGAATACCTCTCAATGTATTCTATAAATTAGATTTGCTTTTAAAAATTATTTTCATAGATTTGTAAAAAAAATAATTGTAATGAAAAAATTTTTACTGCTTTCTACCTTTGTAATATTTGTATGTAGTGCAAATTCCCAAATTCTGTATGACTATGTTCAAGATAGGGAGATTTGGTATGATGAATTTGTTATCCGTTATGGAAAAAGATTCTATAACGATGTAAATTCAATCAATGAATCGATGCGTTATGCCTCCAAAGAATCAAATGAAAGTTTCCAAGAGGCGATAAAAACACGTCAATTTATGATCGAAAAAAACAGGGAGGAATGGAATCGGCTTAGAGATATAAATATGCGATATTTGCGAACCGGCAAGGCTTTAATAACTCTATCGACCATATCGGCAGGCGTTACAATACCGATAATACTGTCAAAGATGACAAAAGATGCGACTAACTATGTGGTACATGGTGAAGGAACTTATACCGGGAACATGAAGAAGATTGATAGACGAACGAAAAGCTGTATTATAACCGGCGTAGTTTGCGGTATCGGAGAACTTGCCGGAATATTCTGTATTGCACGTTATCGTACACATCGAAATGAATACGACCCGCCATTCTATTTTACTCCCGCCCTGAATGAAGAAAGCATCGGATTCTCTTTTATGAAAACCTTTTGATAATTTCCTCGGCAATAGCCGGGGATTTTTATTTAGTCAAGTTTTCATGGCGTGGAAACTATTAACTCGATCAAAAGCCATTAAGCAGGGCACAAAAAAAGTGAGGAAAATTTTCCTCACTTCTCCGAAATGCCCTTTGTTGGCGGCAAAAAGCCCGGGAAAATCTTCCGCACTTTTCTAAAAGCATTGATTTCGATGAGTTATATCCCTATCAACCCATTCTAAACTCTATGCGGATATTCAATGCCGACAATATGCGCATGAAACTTGACACCTGAATGTCGGTATTCCCGCGTTCCACTTTTGCTATGTAACTGCGTGCCGTGCCCACCTTGTCGGCCAACTGCTGCTGGGTCATCTTCAATTCCTTGCGGCGGTCGCGCAATATTACGCCATAGTAATACGCCCGGGCTTCATCGTCAAACGCTTTCCGGCTTTCTGTACCGGGAGCACCATATTTGCCCGATAGCAATTCTCCCGCATTGTGAAGTCGTTCCAGCTTCTTTTCATCAAGTCGTATCATAACATATATTTTTTAAGAATTACATTTGCCCGATCAATCTGTCTTTTATACTCTTTCGTGGACTTCTTTTGAAAGGCATTCAAAACCAATACTTTTGTGGCTTGAATGATGTTGTCGTGGTTCACGGCGAACAACACGGTTCTATACTCGTTATTTCCGACAGAGATACGCATCTCGTACAAATCCGTTTTTTCCAAGTGCTTCACGAATTTTGTTGCAATTACTCGTTCCTCCCTGACAATGCCTATCACGTAGTCAAACTTGCGCTTCACGTTGTCTTGCTGTGCGTGGTAAAACTCCCAAAATTCGTCTGAAAAAAATAATTCTCGCATGATCTTCATTATCTCTGTTGCAAATGTATCTAATTAGATACAATCAAGCAAATATTTTTCAAATTTTTTGCATGATTCACGGCTTTGTTTGATTATTACACGCCATCAAAGGCAGTGCCGGGCATACTCCTTCCGGGGTATGCCTTTTTGTCTTTATATGATAAAATAAGAGTGAATAAATTTGAAAAATAGATAATTGTCTTTATCTTTGTGTCGTACTATTGGCTAACAAAGTGTATGTGCTTGCTTGATTGTGAAATCACGTGAGCACTTTTTTTGTTTTTAAACGAGGTAAAAGAGAAGTTATGAATGTATATGAAGCAATGAGCGGTATAAGGCCGATGCTTGAAAAGTTACATAAATCAGGTGTCGACCTGTCGAATATAAAGAACATCGACATGTACGAAGAATACAGGGAGATGAGCAAGGGCGGCGAGAAGAAGATGTACATCGTATCGTTTCTGGCCGAGAAATACAAAATGAGCGAGAAATCGGTTTCTCGTGCCATAAGAAGATTTTCTATGATTTTATAAGGCTTTGAATTGTTATAGGTTTCAAGCGTGTCTGTGCGTGAGCATAGGCACGTTTTTTTTTGAAAGGACATTTAAGTGTCCCCTTCTTTTGCGAATGAAATTTTCCCTCCCGTTCCTATCTGCCTACCTTTGAGAAAACGCAAAAAAATGGCACGACTGAAAATATACGGAGATATAGTAGACAGCGAGGAAAATACCTTCATGCAGATGTGGGGCATCGACAACGGTGTTACCTTCCAATCGATAGATGAGTTCCTTTCCTCCATTTCCGAAGAAGACAAAACAATCGACATACACATACACTGCCGGGGTGGAAACGTAATCGAAGGCTGGGCGATATACGATGCCCTCCGGCACTCGGGCAAAGAGATTTCGGCCACCATAGACGGCGAATGCTCGTCTATGGCGACGATCGTTTTGTTGTCCGCACCCAAAGAACGTCGGAAAGCCTACACGAATGCCCACTTCTGTATTCATAATCCGTCGGCGACGACGTACAATCTCGATTGGCCGGGTTCTCTCACCGCCGACAACATCGAGAAAGGGGCAGCCCGGCTTTCAAAACAGGCGGAGCAATTACGTGCGGAGCAGGAGCGGATTCTCGACCTCTATGTGGAACGCACCGGGACGGACAGGGAAACGTTGCAGTCGGTGATGAACGAAGATGTCATTTATGGCATGGATAAAGCCCTTGAACTGGGCTTCATATCTGAAATATTACCCCCGATCACGGCGATGAGGAAAACACCCAAAAACCAAAACAATATGAACGACAAAGAAGAAGTAAAGGTCAAGCGGGGCATTCTCGACAGAATCCTTGCGAAAGCGGGCTTCAAAGCCCTCGAAGATGTAAAAATCGTGGACATGGTAGTAACAGCCGCCGACGGTACAGAGCTGACGATCGAACGGGAGAGCGGCGATCCGCAGGTAGGTGATGCGGCCAACCCCGACGGTAGTTTCGTCATGGAAGACGGCACGACCATTGTCGTGGCCGACGGAGTGATTACGGAAATCATACCCCCGGTAGAGGCGAAAACAGAGGCAGAATTTGCCGCATTGGAGGCAGAGATCGAAACGCTGAAAGCGGAAAACGAGCAACTGAAAGCCGATAAAGCCGCTTTGGAAGAACGTATTTCGGAATTGGAAAGCCAACTCGGGGACAGCGAAGCCAAAGCCAAGAACGAGGAAGAATCGGCCATTCTTGCCAAAGTAAAGAATGCGGGAGGTGAGGCATGGCTGGATAAGGTACTGTCCATGAAATCGACTTTCCACTCGAAGAACACCCGGACACAGGTTCGGACTGTCGAAACGGAAGATGAAAGCCCTGTACAGAAAGCAAGACGGGCATTGGAAGAAAAAATCGAAAACAGAAAAAAACAATAAAAACAGGAGGAAAAGAGTATGAGCCAATTTGCAGGATTCACAGTAGATAATGGAGCGATAAAAGATTTGCGCGAGCTGCTTTTTGCGACGCTGTACAAAGATCCGGATCTGAATATTACCGCAACGCCGGTAACAGGGGTTATCAACGGTCAAAAACTGGGTTACATCGACCGTATGGGTGATGTCGGGTTGAACAAGTGCGGTTGTAATCCGACATATAGCAACGTTGATATAACCGGAAGCGAGAAAGAATGGGAACTGGGTTGTTGGCAAATCGCCAAGCACATTTGTTACACGGAGTTGGAGAACACCATCGCCAAAAATTCATTGAATAAAGGTACGGACATCGCCAATCTCATAGGCACTCCTTACATGGAGTTCTTGACACCGCTTTTGCAAAAAGCCATAGCCGATATGTTTTGGCGTATTGTTTGGTTTGGAGACAAAGAGGCGAAGAATGTAGCCGACAGCGACGGAGGAAATATTACGAAGGATATAGATATATCCTTGTTTACTATTGCTGACGGCTTCTTCAAACGCTTATTCGGGATTATCGCTGACAATCCCGGTCAAAAGACGGCCATAGCCGCCAACGCACAGACCACGACGGCATTGCAAATGTCTAAAATCAAGGAAAAAGGGGTTGCAATGGGTATTGTCGATAATCTTCTCGCCGATGCCGACGGTCGCATCTTTGACAAGCCCGATGCTTGCATTATGATGACAAACAGCCTGTTTAAAGCCCTTGTCGCCGATGTCCGCAATACGTTTATCGGCACGACCCTGACCTATCAACAACTGGCAGAAGGGGTCGTTATCTCCCAATACGACGGTCGTAAAATAATAGCATTGGATATTTGGGATCGCATGATCAAGCGTTTCGAAAACAACGGCACGAAGCTGAACAACCCGCACCGGGCTGTATTATGTTCTCCCTCGAACCTTTTCTACGGCACGGACGATACCGACATGATTGCAGATTTGAGTGTTACCTTCAATGAAGAAACACGCTACAACAACATTTTCGCGCAATCGAAAATCGGCACATTGATCGGCGAGGACGCACTTGTACAAGTGGCTATATAATCAATCAAAAACAATCAAATAAATAAAGAAAGGAAAAAAGTGTTATGGAAACATGCGATTTCAGTATTTTAAAGGACATTATGTATAACTGTGCCAAACCCGTATCGAAGGGTTTGCGCAATACCGGGTACATCTACAACTACGACGACATCGACTGGGACAAGGTAACCTACGATGAAACGACACCGAACATCATTACCGCCCTCCCGATGAAAGAGGGCAAGAAAGGCTACAAGATCGCCATACCGGGCAAGACCCCGTTCACCGGCACGACCACCTCGATGGCCGAGGGGACATACCGGAACAACTTCACCAAATCTGTCGCCGTCGTGATCCTCGATGCCGGTCCCGATGTCTCTCATAACATCATCGACCCTATGGCGAACGGCAAGTTCCTTGTCGTACTGGAAAACCAGTATCAAGGCACGGACAAGAAGAACACGTTCCAAGTCTTCGGCGTGGAGCAGGGCTTGTCAGCCTCGGCGATCGAATCGGACAAATATTCGGACGACACGCAGGGCGGCACGTCCGTAACCTTGCAGGAGGCCGACGCTCCCACCTTCGCCTATTACCTTTTCGACACGGACATCGCCGCCACACGCGAGATGTTGGAATCCACCCTTACCGTATCGCCCGGGGAATAGGCCATGATGAGCTACGAAGAAGCGGTACGGGTCTTGGAGGAAATGAGAAGCCGGTATCATGCCGGTTTCTCTTCCCGGGACAAGGAGATCATCGAAAGGCTGTATGAAACGGTCCTCTCGATGAAGTTCCGCAAAACCTCGTGTTCCGATTGTTATCGGGACGCATATCTGGAAGTGTATAACCATCTCAAAAAAACAGGCAAAATGGAAGAAAGAAAATACAAGCTCCGTCGCGGCGTACTTTTGCGGCCCGAGTTCGGGTCTTCCGAGTTTTATTCGGCCAAGAGCATCACGGACGAAAAGGCGGAAGAACTGTTACAGAAGAATCCCGCGCTTATCGAATCCTTCGAGGCTTATCCCTCTGACTGGAAGGAGCGCATCGACAAGAAGGTACGGGACGAGAACCGCATCGAGTTGAACGAGACGGGCAAACGTCTGTACATCGGCGACACCGTTTCGTTGTCCACGACCTCGTACCACAGCGTTGTGGAGAAGTGGACGAGCAGCAACGCGAAAGTGGCGACGGTTGACGACAAAGGGGTTGTAACGGCGTTGTCGGAAGGGCGCAGCACGATCACGGCCACGACGACGGAGGGCAAGACGGGCCAGTGCGCGGTAACAGTCGTTTCCCGGAATAAAAAGTAGGAGGCGCATACGATGAACATCTCGAACGTCGTCCGCCCGGGGAAACGCATCGAACGCTTCTATTCGAGCACGCTGGGGATTCAGACCTACGACAAGGACAACCTGTACCCGCAAAGAATGCTCGCGCTGCTGAAAAACAGTCCTACGGGCGGCACGTGTTGCAGCCGTTACGAGAACTTCATCTTCGGCGACGGCTTCCGGGACAAATCCCTGTCGGAACTTGTCGTTAACCGTTACGGGGACACGGCGAACGACATCTTGCAGCTTGCTGTCCGGGACTTGTCGCAGTTCGGCGGAGTTTCCCTGCATCTGAACTACGCCCTTTCCGGGCGTGTGGTCGAGTTGCAGCACGTGCCGTTCGAGAATTGCCGGCTGTATGAAGAAGACGATGCGGGTTACGTCCCCTATATATGCACGCACCCGGACTGGTCGGGCACGAAAACGCGCCGGGGAAAGAAGCTGAAAGTAACCCGGGAAACGGTCGATTATATCTACCCGTTCAATCCGCAGAAAGAGGTGCTGTTGTCTCAAATCGACAAGGACGGCGGCATAGAGGGTTACCGGGGTCAGATCCTTTGGTATTCGACGGCGGGCAGGAACACCTACCCCGAACCGGTCTACGACAAGGTGGTAACGAACCTCTCCACCGATGAGGGCCTCGACAACGTGAAATACCGCAATGTGCGTAACAACTTCCTACCTGCCGGAATGCTTATACGCAAGAAAGGTTTGTCGGGCGCGATCGACAAGGAAGGCCGTCCGGTTGGCGGCACGACACAGGACGAGATGCGAAGCCGGGAGTTCGCCGACAACCTTCTGACCTTTCAAGGAGACACGAACGCCCTCGCCATCATGGACGTAACGGTAAACGCTGACGAAGACGCCCCGCAGTGGGTGGGCATAAAAAGCCAGAATTTCGACAAGGACTTCACCGTAACCGAATCGAGCGTAACCGAACGCATCTATTCGGCATTCGGTCAGGAGCCTTGGTATGCCATACGGGTTGGGAAGCTCGGATTCAGCGGCCAGTTGGTGGCCGAGGCTTACGAGTATTACAACTCGTATGTGTCGAAAGAGCGTCAGGCGTTGGAACGTATCTTCTCGAAGATCTTCGGCCTGTGGGAAACCCCTTTGTCGGGGGACTTCGCCATAAACCCGAAAAGCTACGTGCATAACGCCGAACAAACGGATAACCCAAACGCAACAGAGAGATGAACACGATATTAACCCCTCAGGAATTCAAGAAGATGCCCGGCATACGCAAGCCGGGCACTCACGTATCGGAAGATAATTTACAGGCTTACATCTCCGAAGTGGAAATGCTGTATATAAAACCCCTTGTCGGTGATGAGCTGTATATCACCCTTGCAACGGACACGGCAGGGAAGTACGCCGGGTTGTTGGAGGGTTGCGAATACAGCGACCGTCGGGGCAACCGCCGTTTCTGCCCGGGTTTGAAGACGGCTATCGCCTATTACGCTTATTCGCAGTATGTCATGGCGGGCGATGTCGAGAGTACCCGTTACGGCTTCCGGTTGAAAGAGGAGGAATATTCCTCGCGTATCTCGTCGAAGGAGCGTTCGGAGCTGTACAACAACACCCTTCAAGTGGCTTCCGGCTACCTGTCGGAGTGCCGGACGTACATGAGCGAGGCTTTGGGGTTGCGCTTTGAAGGCAGCCCCAAAATAACGGGAAGTTTCACGATAAGAAAAATAGGATAACGCATGAAACAAAGCGATATAGATAAAGTCCTGTCTATTTGTAGGGACATAAAGAACGCGACGGAAGAAGGGGAAAACACGGCCTTGAAAGTGGGCGGCGTGCTTGAAAAGCTGGCCGGGGCTGTAACGTCGGACGAAACGCTGTCGGGGTTGGCCCAAAAAGACCTCTCGAACGTTTCGGCGACCGTTTTACAGGACAAGACGGGGGTATATCCGGCAGAAAGAATCATGTACCATATTTATGCGGACCATTCGGTCAGCATTTCCGAGAAAAAAGAAGATTTGCCGGGTATTTTGTCGGCGGCAGCCGAAGACCATGAACTGACGTTGTATTTCGCCACATTGAATGACAATATCGGTTCTTCCTTTTCTCCGGCGTATGTAAAGATCCTGTACGGTCGTAAAATCAACTATACGGCGATGTTCGTCGGGTCTGACAATTACGTCCACAAGGTCGTTATCGACGAGGACGGAAACTTGACGAAACAGTACGCCTACTCGTTCGACGACTTCGCCACGAAGCAGGACATCGAAAAAATAAAGCTGGGCGATCTGACCTCGCAGGGTTACCTGCCTACCCGTATCGTGGACATGGGGGAATATTCGTTGTCGGAGGGTTTCGACTTCAACGAGCCACTTTTGGCGGAACTGGCTTCTGCGATGCAGGCGGTTTCGGAAGGGAAAGCCACGCTGTTGTTGAAGGCTTCGAATTCGTATGGGGATCCTTTGTTTTTTTCGGGGACTGTCGTAAGGATAAAGGACGGGATAGACTACGAACTGACGTTTTTGATGGATAACGGCCGTTCTTATTGGGTCTCGTTCGAGGCGGGTTACCCGGATAGTGTACAGCAGGGATTTACAGAAGGAGGAGGCAGCGGCACGATCACATCGTCGAAATTCTCCGACACGGAGTACACGGAAATAACAAATAACCATTAA